TTTGGAGAGAATCTGTTCAAGGCAGGTGGTAAGTTTATAACTTTAACAGAAGGCGAGTGTGATGCTATGGCCGCTTATGAGTTGTTGGGAAGTAAGTGGCCCGTAGTTTCAGTTAAGTCAGGAGCAGCCGGAGGTATCGGGGATGTTAAGCAGAACCTAGAGTTCCTTGAATCCTTCGGGGCTATTGTAATTAACTTTGACAACGACAAGGTGGGACAAGAATCAGCGAGAGCCGTGGCTAAGTTATTTACCCCCGGAAAAGCTAAGATTCTTAACATGCCCACTGACTTTAAAGATGCTAACGACATGCTTAGAAACGGTAAGCATTCTACCTACGTGTCCTGTTTCTGGGACGCTAAACTCTACACGCCTTCGGGCGTTATGAATCTAACAGATCAGTTTGAAGCGTATAAGAAGCTACGAACTGAACGGAAGACAGCTATACCTTACCCTTGGCACGGCCTGAATAAGAAGCTTGAAGGCTTGAGAGCAGGTGAGCTTGTTACTTTGACAGGCGGTACAGGTCTAGGTAAGTCCAGTGTCACAAGAGAACTGGAACACTGGCTGATCAACAACACCGAAGATAACGTAGGCGTGATCGCTCTTGAAGAGAACTGGTCGCGTACTGCCGAAGGTATCATGGCTGTTGAGGCTAACGCAAAGCTACATCTAGATAGCGTTAAGCAGGAGATAGGTGATGAGATACTGGACAGCACTTACGAGAAGGTCTTCATGGGCGAGAACGCAGGTCGCGTTTGGATACACGCTCATCACGGTGTCAATAACTTAGATGATATCTTTAGCAAGTTACGGTACATGATCATTGGATTAGATTGTAAGTGGGTTGTTATTGATCACTTGCATATGTTAGTTCTCTCTACGCTAGAGCAAGATGAGCGTAAAGGTATTGATCAGATAATGCATCGACTACGCACGATGGTTGAAGAGACAGGGTGCGGTATGATCCTAGTGTCACACCTCCGCAGAGTAGATGGCAACCGTGGACATGAGAACGGAATAGAGACAGGGCTTAATCATCTTAGAGGCTCACAATCTATTGCTCAGTTGTCTGACTGTGTCATCTCCTTGGAGCGTAACCAACAATCAGAAGATGAGCTTGAAGCCTCGACTACTAAGGTGCGTGTTCTTAAATCTAGATACACTGGAGATGTTGGCGTAGCTACTCAGCTAATGTATGACGGTGAGACAGGTAGGCTCAGAGAGTTAGGCGAGTATGATTCATCAGAGTTTGGTGAGGCGATCATATGAGTAAGAAGTGTAACAAGTGCGGAGAGGTTAAGGAGCTTGGGTGTTTCTCTAAGAAGCGGGCCACCCCAAGCGGCCTACGATCTGAGTGTAGAGCCTGTATATCGCTTAAAGGTTCCGCATATCGCCAAGCGCACAGAGAGCGTATTAATTTTAGAAAGAGGGAGTCGGCGCAACGCAACAAAGAAGTCAAGGCGGCCACTAACAAGGCTTGGTACGAAGCCAACAAAGAAAGGCACAGGGCTACTTCTCTTGCGTGGCGGAAGGCAAACCTTGATAAGGTCAACGAATACGCTGTCGAGCGCAGGGCCGCCAAGATCAAACGTACCGTAGCTTGGGCTAACCGCGAAAAGATTGTTGAGTTTTACGTGGAAGCTAAACGACTACAGGAAGAAACAGGAATAGTCATGCATGTCGATCATATTATACCACTTAGAGGTAAACTGGTGAGCGGTCTTCATGTTGAAACAAATTTACAGATACTTCCGTGGCATGACAATCTTAGTAAGTCCAACAACTTTAAACCATAAAGGCAAAAGAAAATGAGTAACTTTGTATTTGATATTGAGGCTAATGGCCTTGAACCCGACAAGGTCTTTTGCATCGTGGCCTTAGATGTAGACACCAAGAAGGTTCACATGTTTGATAACACTCAGCTAGATGCAGGCTATGATCTTTTAAAGTCTGCTACCAAGCTGATCGGTCACAACATCTTGGGCTATGATCTCCCTGTAATTAAAAGGATTGGAGGACTAGACTTATTCGACAAGAAGATCGTTGATACCTTGGTACTATCAAGGCTCTTTAAACCAACCCGCGAAGGTAACCACGGCTTAGAAGGTTGGGGATATCGCTTGGGTTTTGTTAAAGGTGACTACGGGGAAGCTGAAGATGCTTGGGAACACTACACCCCTGAGATGCTAGAGTACTGTAAGAACGATGTGTTGCTTAACTACAAGGTCTATGTCGCTCTTCGTCAGGAGAGCAAGGGCTTCACGCCTCAGTCAGTACAGATAGAACATGCAGTCGCTAAGATCGTTGATGAGCAACGAACTACGGGGTTCTTGTTAGACGTTAAGAAAGTAATGGGCTTGATGGCTATGTTTGAAACTAAGCTATATGATCTGGAGGCAGAGGTTCAAGAAGAGTTCCGGCCTGTTGTGACTACTCAGATACTGTCGCCAAAGTTTACAGCCACAGGTGCAGTAGCTAAGACAGCAACAGATCAACACGGCAAGGGTACTAGGCTGACTGATGAGGAGCATAAGCGCATAGTACTAGACATAAACTCTAGAGCCATTGCTCGTAAAACTGAAACGCCTTTTAACTTAGGATCACGCAAGCAGATTGGCGAGTACCTAATTCGTTTTGGTTGGAAGCCTCAGAAGTTTACGCCTACTGGACAACCAATCGTTGATGAGGCAGCTTTAAATAAAGTTAAGAACATTCCACAAGCTGCATTGATTGCTAAGTATCTGATGGTGCAGAAGCGTTTGGCTCAGACTAAGAGTTGGATTAAGGAACTTAACGATGACACTGGCAGAGTCCACGGCTATGTTAATCCTAATGGTGCAGTGACATCTCGCATGACGCACTCTCATCCTAACATGGCTCAAATTCCAAGCAGTACCTCGCCATACGGTGAGGAGTGCAGGTCTTGTTGGACAGTACCGAAAGGCTACAAGCTAGTAGGCATTGATGCTTCTGGCTTAGAACTGCGGATGCTTGCACACTATTTAAATGACGAGGGGTACACAAATGAAATCCTTAACGGAGATATACACACCACAAATCAAAAGCTTGCGGGACTTGAGTCAAGAAATCAGGCTAAAACTTTCATCTATGCATTACTGTATGGAGCCGGAGATGTTAAGCTTGGGTCTGTGGCTAACAGAGGCAGAGAAGGTGGTAAAGGACTTAGACAACGCTTTTTTGATAACCTCCCATCATTTAAGACTCTTACAAGCAGAGTTCAAAGAGAAGCAAAAAGCGGATTCATTAAAGCACTAGACGGTAGACGCTTGACTGTTCGCTCAGAACATGCCGCCCTGAATACTTTGTTGCAAGGAGCCGGAGCAATCGTGATGAAGCAAGCACTTATATTTCTACAAGAGATGATCACAAAGAATGGACTAGACGCTAAGTTTGTAGCCAACGTCCACGATGAGTGGCAGATAGAAGTCAGAGAAGACCATGCCGATGCTGTCGGTAAGCTAGGTGTCAAAGCAATTGTTGAAGCAGGTCTAACCCTTAAACTTAATTGTCCTTTAGACGGAGATTATAATGTCGGAAACAACTGGAGTGAGACACACTGATAGAACACTAGAAAATAAAACACGAATGACAATCAAAGGAGGAAGGTATCGGGTTGGTAACGCCAACCACCCACACCACGCTCTGTACAAAGATGAGGGTTTTACTTCTGTGTTTAAAGCAATGGGCTTAATTGAGAACACAGCTTTTAAAATCAAACAAGAAGTCTTAGCGATGTACAACGAGTACGCTGAGGGCTATGTCTACGTCATCTCTAACCCCGCGTGGGAAGGGTGGTTCAAAGTTGGGATGGCTGTCGATGCGTATGATAGATGTGCGCAGTATCAGACCTCTTCGCCTTACAGAGATTATGTAGTAGAATACTGTAAGTACTTTGAAGACAGAAGGAAAGCAGAGAGTTCTGCACACGCTTTGTTAGAAGGTGTAGAGCAACGGGGCGAGTGGTTCAACGCAGATCTAAGCGTCATAAAGAATAAAATTAAAACAATAGAAGGCACATAGCATGCAACTTGATACTCTAGTACCCGACATCTACAAACACTTAGAATCTTTATCAGATGGCATACCTCTGCCGCTAACTGAAGCTGAGATAGATAAGACAGTAGCTGACATGAAGGTAGCTTTAATGTCTTGGGCAACACCCAGAGAACGTAACAGAGACTTCACTCTGCGTATGTCTAACATTGGGAAGCCATCTCGCCAGTTGTGGTACGAGAAGCGTGACGAGAAGGGCCGTGGCGGTATTGATGGCGCAACACAAATCAAGTTTCTGTACGGTCACTTGCTTGAAGAGATCGTGTTGATGCTTGTACGAATGGCCGGACACAAAGTAACAGACGAACAGAAAGAAGTTACAGTTGACGGGATCGTTGGACACATGGACTGCAAGATCAATGGCGAGGTTGTCGATGTTAAGACTGCTTCGCGCTTTGCATTCAACAAGTTCAGGGAAGGTCGCTTGGCACAAGACGATCCGTTTGGTTACATGGGTCAGCTTGCAGGGTATGAAGAAGCAGAAGGCACGGATAAGGGTGGCTTCTTGGTGTTGAACAAAGAGAGCGGTGAGTTGTGCATGTACGTGCCTGACGATCTAGATAAGCCAAACATTAAGTCAACAATCAGCAAGCTTATTCCTTCTCTTAAACTAGACACGCCTCCTGCTCTTTGCTATGATCTAGTAGCAGACGGCAAGAAAGGAAACATAAAGTTGCCGAAGGGTTGTAGTTGGTGTAAGTATAAGTATCAGTGCCATCAAGATGCTAATGATGGTGATGGGTTAAGAACCTTTAGATACTCTAATGGATTAACATACTTGACAACAGTTGTGGTCGAGCCAAAAGTAGAGGAACTACTATGAACAGGAAGAAGTCTAAACGCATTAAGTCTCAGTCAGCCGCTATCATTGTTGAGTGGTTTGGTTCTTTGTTAGACAAAGAAGAGAGCAGTAAGATCAATGTAAAAAACTACATGTCTTTCATGCCTGAACAAACACACTACATGGCGGGACGCACAATGTTTTTAAACGCCTATCATCCTAAGTGGATCGCCAAGACAATCAAACAACTCTTGCGTGACTCTCCAAAGCTCTCTATCGAAACAATTACTTTGGAGGATATACAATGGAAGAGGAGATAATTACTATTGAGGATATGATTATTAATGTAGGTAGCTTTCTTCACAGTACCTCTGGTTCTGTTACTGATATAGATGGACAGTTTCTTAAAGACTTTCGGCTCCTCATAGACGCAGAGTTAGAAAGGCGGGAGGCACAGATCCATTGACTTACGTTAAAAAGGGACACCGTAAACCTAGAGCAGTGCGGCCTAAGACTCCTAATCTTGTTGAGGGCTACGATTCTAACTGGGAGTACGAGTTACATACAGGCATCCTAGATAATTGGAGCTTCCATACTGACAAGGTTTCGTATACCATTGATCATAATTATCACCCAGACTTCTTGCGCGAGATTGACGGCAAGAAGATTTTACTTGAAGCCAAGGGACGGTTTTGGGATTACGCGGAGTACAACAAGTACATCTGGATAAGCAAGGTATTACCTGAAGACACGGAGCTAGTCTTTCTGTTTGCTAATCCAAGCGCACCAATGCCTCAAGCCACAAGGCGCAAGGACGGAACTAAAAGAAGCCACGGTGAGTGGGCAAGTAAGAATAACTTTAGGTGGTTTAGCGAGGACAGTATCCCAGACAGTTGGATCAATGTGAAAAACAAAGAGACTTTCGACTGATGGACGAATCCAACCGCAAAGATGAGAGGCGCGATAGTTTTCTCAGGAAGAAGAAGTTTAAAAAGATACAAGGTTCTTCCAAGTTAAAAGAAACTAGACGCAAAGAAAACAAAAACCTAACTAACGAGATAGCTTATGAACAAGAGACTAAATGATGTGGCTCCTAGCGAGTGGGACAAAGCCGCGCGTAGTAACATAACCCACGACATGACCACAGAGAAGGGTAGACAAGCAGCGTGGCAGGAACTAGCTCACGTAGGCTTAGAGGCTTGGATGCAACCTGATGGCTACGATACTGAGCAATACGATCTAGATGCTGACGATGAGACATATTCAGAAGTCTATAAAAAGCTAGTAGCTCAAGAGCAGGAAGAAAAAGAAGATTTAATTAACAGACCTTCGCACTACAACACAGGCAACATAGAATGTATAATGGCAATAGAAGAGTCTATGTCTTCTGAGTCTTACAGAGGTTATCTAAAAGGCAATGTCCTAAAGTACCTGTGGCGTTATCAGTACAAGGGCAACCCCAAGCAGGATATAGACAAGGCTATGTGGTATTTAAATCAGCTATCTAATGAAGTAGAATTAGACAGCATTAACTTAGAGGAAG